AAACCGAACCAAAGGATGGTGGTTAGATAGGATTGTAGATTGTGGTTGGGATGTTGGTGACCTTTGGTTCAATCATGTATTCTATAATCATCCCAAACCAAGATATACTACAAACAAAGTTTATAGTAAACAAGCAGAAGGATTTTCCCTATTAGATTTAACAGTTAAAACTTGGAGTTAATGATATACGATAATTTGGTAAAAAATAAAAATAATAAAATTGATATAGAAAACAAAGTTCATTATCATTTTGTAAGAGGACCTTTTGTTGAAATTAAAGGACAAAAGAAAGCAGAATATATCGTTGAGTTTGTAGATAGAAAAAGTAATAAAGTTCTATTCAAATCAACCATTGGAAATAATTGCTGGTGTAAATGTAATATAGAATATTTTGTAGATTGGAAAATTGTAATTTACGAAAATGGAAAAAGATGGAAAGAATATGATTATAATGCCGAAGGTAAAAGAGTTTATGTTGCATTAGATTCAAGAGCATTGGGAGACACTTTAGCATGGTTTCCATACTTAGACGAATTCAGAAAAAAACATAATTGTAAATTAGTTGCATCAACTTTTATGAATGATTTTTTTTCAAATGAATATCCAGAAATAGAATTTATAAAGCCGGGTGAAAATGCAGAAAATTTATATGCTATGTATTGTATTGGTTTGTTTTATAATGAAGATGACTCTATAAATCTTTTTAAAAATCCAATTGACCCAAAATCAGTAACACTTCAAAAAATGTGTTCTGACATATTAGGATTGGAATATAAAGAAATAAAACCAAAATTACAAAGAAAAAATCCACCATTAGAAAAACTAAAACAAGTATGTATTGGTGTATTTGGTACTGCTCAATCTAAGTTTTGGAATAACCCAACTGGTTGGCAAGATGTTGTAGATTGGTTAAACAATAAAGGATATACAGTAAAATTACTTTCAAAAGAAGGTGATGATTATATGGGTAACAAATTACCAAAAGGAATTGTACATCACCCAAACGGACCTATCGAATTGGTTATGGATGAAATGAAAAAATCAAAAGCATTTATTGGTATTGGTAGCGGATTGAGTTGGTTAAGTTGGTCTTTGGATACTCCTACTGTTTTAATAAGTGGATTTTCTTATGATTGGGCAGAAATGCAGGATTGTATTAGAGTAACTGCACCAAAAGGCAAATGTGAAGGTTGCTTCAATAGATTAAGATTAAATGCTGGTGATTGGAATTGGTGTCCCGACCACAAAGGTACAGAAAGACAATTTGAATGTACTAAATCAATTACATCTGAAATGGTAATTACGGAATTGGAAAAGTTTCTATAATGAAAAAGATTTGGATAAATGGTTGCTTTGATGTTCTTCATTATGGGCATTTTAAATTGATAGATTATGCAAAATCGTTAGGTGATTTAATGATAGGTATTGATTCGGATGAACGAATACGTCAAATGAAAGGAGATGATAGACCTTTCCATACTGAAGGTCAAAGAATCTTTAACTTATTACAAATAGAAGGAGTTGATAAAATTGTGGTGTTCGATAGTGATGATTCTTTAAGAAAACATTTACAAGAATACCAACCTGATATATTTGTAATTGGTGATGATTATATGTATAAACCTATTATTGGTGGAGAGTATGCAAAAGAAATAAAATTCTTTAGTAGATTAGATGGATTTAGTACCACAAAACTTTTAGATGATGAATAAAGTATTAGTTATAGGAGAAAGTTGTACCGATATTTTTATATATGGTACATCTGAAAGGAAATCCCCAGAGGGTAGGGGGCCTGTATTTATCCCAAAATATGAAAAGTATGGTGTTGGTATGGCGGCTAATACTACGAACAATTTGGCAGCTATGGGTATTGATGTTGATATATTTTCCGATAGTGGTAACATAATTAAGACTCGTTACGTTAATGAGGATACAAATGAACTTTATCTAAGAGTTGATGAAAATGATTATGTTGAAAGAATTAATATTAATGAATTACCTGATTTAAATCAATATGATGCAATTGTAATATCTGATTATTGTAAAGGATTTTTAACCGAAGATGATATTTCTGAAATAGCATCAAAACATAGTTTAGTTATTGCCGATACTAAAAAGAAATTGGGTGACTGGTGTAAAAATCTAAAATTCATTAAAGTAAACCGATTAGAGTGGGAAGTTAGTAAAGATATAATACGAGATAACGAATGGTTATTTGATAAAATTATACGAACACTTGATAAAACAGGAACTGCATATAAACATACCACATATCCAGTTATACCAATAGAAAACGCAGATGTAAGTGGAGCTGGTGATACCTTTGTGGCAGGATTTGTAGCAAGGTATTTAGATTCGGAAGATATTGGTGTATCTATTGATTGGGGAAATTATTGTGCCGGTGAGGTTGTAAAAGAAAAAGGAGTTTCTGTGTTTAGAAAATAAAAAAATAATATACTTATATATACAAAACAATAAAAAACATAATATTATGGCAGGTTTAGATAACATACCGCAAAAACAAAATGTAGAAATCGAAATAGTAAAATTAGATGAATCTACGATAAATACTGTAATTGAATTAAATAACAACATTTCTACCGTAGTTAATAGATTTGGTGAAATATACATCCGAAGAAATGAACTTAATGAAGAATTAAAAAAATTAGATGAATTGCAATTACAATTTGATTTTGAATTTAAAGCAAAAAATGAAGAATTGTTAGAATTTTTAGATGTTTTAGATGAAAAATATCCACAAGGTAGAATAAATTTACAAGAAGGTACAATCCAATATCAACCCGGAGCACCAAGCAGAAAGCAACAAAAAATGCAAGCATCACAACCTTCATCACAAGGTATGAAAGTTGTAAAAGAATAATCCTCAATATTTATATAGTAAGAAAACTATATGAAAGGATTAGCAAAATTTTTGGTTGAAACAATATTGGGAGAAGCGGCTCAGATGGACAAAGTAGTTGTTGTCTATTCGGGTCGCTTTCAACCATTCCATAAAGGTCATTATGCAACGTATGACCACTTAGTAAAGAAATTTGGAAAAGATAACGTTTACATAGGAACATCCGATGTAACTGATAATAAAAAATCTCCATTTGGGTTTAAAGAAAAAAAAGCAATAATGATGAAGATGTTTGGTATCTCATCAAATAAAATTGTACAAATAAAAAACCCATACGCTCCACAAGAAATACTTAGTAAATTTGATTCAGATACTACTGGTTTTATAACTGTGGTTGGTGAAAAGGATTCATCACGCTTAAGTGGTAAATATTTTACCCCATATAAAGGTAAGGTTGAAGATGGTTATTTAAATAAAGGATACGTTTACGCAGCACCTGCGCAACCAAATGCAATTAGTGGTACTGATGTTCGTTATTGGCTAAGTGCTGGTAGTGAAGAAGAAAGAAAGAAAAACTTTACAAAAGCATATCCAAAATTCGATGACCAAATATTCAAAATAATTACTCTTAAATTAAAGAAATTAAAAGAATCTATTAATGAAGAAATTAAACTAAATGTAAATGTTGGTGATACTTTACTGATGGGTAAATTTAAAAACAAAAAAGTTGTTGTTAAATCAATTGGCAAGGATGAATGGGGAATGCCAACTATTAATGGTAAAAAAGCTGTAACATTTAGAATTCCTAAAAAAGAAGAATTAAAAGAGGGTAGTCTTGGTGGATATACAGCTGATGCTGGTGAACCTGATACTGGATATGTTCCTGATGGGAAACCTAGAATATTAAATACAACAAAACCAGAACCATGGTTTAATCAGGGTGGATATATTCAATTACATACTCCAAAAGCAGATGCTATGAGAGGTAGAGGTAAATCAAAAGATACGGAAACCCAATTTAGAAAAGCATATTATAAAGTTAAAAACATAACACAAAGTACATTAAATCCAGCTGATGACCCGCATACTGTTGAAGATTGGCAAGAAACCGAGCCAAATAAAGCAGTAGATAAACCTAAAAGATTTTGGGAACTTCCTAAAAATCAAAAACCTCAAATAATTTCAAAAGAAGATATTAAAGAAATAGTTTCTGATTTTGATAATTTATTAGATGAAATGGGATTACCGGGTGGAGCTGGTGTTGGTTTGAGTTTGCCTGGCGGATATATTAATGGAGCACCAAATCCAAAAGATGCTAAAAAATTAAAATCAAAATTAGATGGGGATGGTAGTGAGGAATACGAACCAATTGAAGAAGGTGCATCTGTTACTGATTTGGAAAAGCAATTAGTAGTATTATATAATAAGGCTTTTAAAATGATGCCAAAATCCCCTGCACAAATGAAAGTTAGAGCAGAGATTGATAAACTTAGAAAACAAATAGATAAGTTAAAGAAAGAAAATATTAACGAATCTCTATTAATGGAAGGTGGGGCTTATGGTCACATGAATCACCCATTTGATATTGAAATGAATCTTACATTTGGTGATTTAAAACAAATTGTAACTAAGGCTCTTAATGGTGATTTAGAATTAGCAAGAGAAAAGACTGATGGGCAGGCATTAGCAGTTAGTTGGGTAAATGGTAGATTGGTTGCAGCTCGTAACAAATCACATCTAAAGAACAAAGGAGCTGGTGCTATGACAATAGGGCAGGTAGCAGATAAGTTTGCTGGTAGAGGTGGATTAACTGATGCATATAACTTCGCTATGCAAGATTTATCAAAAGCAATTGGAGCATTATCTGAACCACAACGTAAGAAGATATTTAAAGATGGTGCATGTTTTATGAATTTGGAAGTAATATACCCAACATCAGTAAACGTAATTCCATACAACCAACCTCTTTTAGTATTTCATGGCACATTTGAATACGATATAGCTGGTACAATTATAGGTGAAAATCAACAAGCTGCAAGTATATTGGGTGGTATGATTAAGCAAGTGAATGCACATGTTCAATCTAAATACACAATACAAGGACCACCAATGAATAAACTTCCTAAATCAGAACATCTTTCTAAATTAAAAGGAAAGTATATTTCAATGATTGGTAAACTACAATCTGAATTCGGACTAAGTGATACAGATGGTGTGGCTGATTATCATCAAGCATGGTGGACTAACTTTGTAGAAAAAGGTGGTAAGAAATTAGATGCTCAAGAAAAGATAGGATTGGTTAAAAGATGGGCTTTTAACGATAAATCATTCCGTATCAATACAATACAAGACGCTAAATTAAGAGCTTGGGCTGAACAAATAGATAAACAAGACCAACAAAAGATTTCAAAACAAAATCTAATGAGATTTGAAGAAATATTCTTAGGAGTTGGTGCTGATGTATTATCATTTATGAGTTCGGTTCTTACAGCAAATCCAGAATCTGCTAAAAGACAAATGGTAGCACGTTTAGAATCTACAATCCAACAAGTAAAAGCAAGTGGTGACCCTAAAAAAATTGAAAAACTTAAATTAGAATTACAACGTTTAAATGCTTTAGGTGGATTTGAAAAGATAGTTCCAAACGAAGGTATTGTATTTGTGTATGGTGGTAACACTTACAAACTAACTGGTGCATTCGCACCTCTAAATCAAATTTTAGGTATTTTCTTCGATAGTTAATCGTTTTTTGAATTTTGATATACTTATATATACAAATATATTGTAAGTAATATGGCAAAGGAATTCAATAAAAAGTTTATGCATCCAACTCGTAGAAAGTTGGTGGATATGGTATTGCATGGTGGTGAATATCAAAAAGAAGCATTTGTATCATTTGCAGGAGCTGATAAACAAGAAGTAAAAAGAAAAGTCGGTGAAAGGTGGACTGATGAAAATGGAAAATCTTGGGAACAACATGCGGGCGGCAAAATAGAAGTTTCAGAATTGGGAGATATAATGGCAGAGACTAGAGCTTATTTAGCTGCATTAAACACTTGTAAGTCTACTGATTGTAAAACAATAAAGTATGGTAGAATTGATAAAAAATTAATATCTAAAACTGGATATTGTACATCTTGCTTATCTATTAGAGAAACTCACATAAAAGCTGATGGATTGTGGGATGCATACGAAGACTATAAGATATATAATAATATGATTGCTTATGGTAAAGATGTGGTATCACAATTTCAACAAGCTTACAATGATGCTAAACAAACATACGAAGTTGTAAACGAAGATGGTACTATTGAAAAATGGAGTATGGAAAGAGATGTAGATGAACTCAAAGCTGAAATACTTGGAGACATCACAAAGTTTAACGAAGAAATTGAACAAGCTACTAAATTAAGAAATGAAGCTTGGGATAAATTAAAAGATAAATGTTACGATTTAGTTAAACCACCGGTTGATTAATATGAGTACTGGTATAACACAAAAGAAATCTCTAAAAGAGATTATAGCCGATGAATACAAAAAGTGTGCGGTAGACCCGATTCACTTTATGAAAAAGTATTGTATGATTCAGCACCCAGTTAGGGGTAAGATACCATTTCACCTTTTCCCATTTCAGGAAAGTACCCTAACACAATTTGCAGGAAATCGATTTAACATAGTTCTAAAATCACGTCAAACTGGTATATCAACTCTATCGGCTGGATATTCACTTTGGAAAATGTTATTTAATTCAGATTTCAACGTATTGGTTATTGCTACTAAGCAAGATGTAGCAAAGAACTTAGTAACTAAGGTTAGGGTAATGCATGAGTTACTTCCTAGTTGGCTTAAAGGAGGTTCTTTGGAAGATAACAAACTCTCACTTAAATTACAAAATGGTTCTCAAATTAAGGCTATTGCTTCATCTCCTGATGCAGGACGTTCTGAAGCTCTATCACTTCTTATATTTGATGAGGCCGCCTTTATTGGTGATATTGATGAAATTTGGACATCGGCACAATCAACACTTTCAACGGGTGGTAGTTGTATAGCACTTTCTACCCCAAATGGTGTGGGTAACTGGTTTCACAAAACTTGGTTATCTGCCGAAGAAGGTTCTAACCCATTCAACACAATCAGATTACATTGGACAGTTCACCCTGAAAGAGGACAAGATTGGAGAGATGAGCAAGAAAAACTATTAGGTGCAAAGAAAGCAGCTCAAGAGTGTGATTGTGATTTCGTTTCTTCTGGTGATACAGTTATTGACCCAGAATTATTAATG